ACTAGGATCAGCATGAAAAAGTTTATCAACAATATATTCTTCCAAATAATATTCACCTGTTTGTTCACGTACCTTAAGCCATTCAGGATCACTTTCTGGATCAATTAGAATATCATTAACTTCCGACCACCATTTATTATAAAAGTTACTATCTTTCCGTGTAATCATAAAACCGGTATCAAAAGGATTAGTCCATCCTTCTTCTAGTGTACGCTGTAGTCTTGTACTGTAATCATCATATTGTCCACAAACAACTTCACCACAATTTACTAATTCTTCAGGTAAAGGTTGTATCAGATTCATATCCAAATCGATCTTAATAATTACATCAACATCTAATCGATCTTCCATTAACTTGCCAACATATGGAATATTTAAAAACCCTGAAGTAAAAGTTTCTATAATTGGATGATATTCTTCAATGTATGTAACATTCAATGCAGAAAGTTTATCTTGTGTATCTTTACTGATGGTATTGTGAGTAGGACATAATACATAAATGGGTATGTCTTTTAACCAACCACCATTTTTTCTCCAATTTTGAAAACAAATAATAGCTTCTGATTCATACAGTCTTTCAAACTGCACGATATTCATATCATTATTTAAATTTTTTCGGTCACCTTCAATGGCTGCAATCAAAGCGTATTTCATAATTAACTTTCTAAAATATTATATTATGTATCTCAAATCTTTTTTATTACATAAGTCTATAACGGCTCTATCGCAATGTTTACATACATCATATTGCATGTTTAATATTTTATTGTAATCGCCATCCCATGGTTTACCTTTACTTGCCTCTAAAAAAAGATAACATGGGTATATTTTTCCATCAATATCAACTTGTTGACTTTTGTTTTCCCAACTCATGCAATAGGCTTTACCTTTAACTGGACTAGCATACTTGGCTCTAGCAAATTTATCCATATATTCATAATCAGCTATTTTTTTAGAATTGGGATGTAATTTATCTAACCGACTTGTATCCACATAATTTGATTTATCTCTTAATAAAAATGTTTCGGTCCAATACACATTACTAAATTCATTAACCATATTTTTAAATGCCGCACTATCAAAATCAACATCATTATAATCAAAACGAATACATTGAGCATAGTCATTTTTATTTACACCACGAAATGATCTTGCATTATCGAGTATTCGTTTTAACTTAGTATTAGTCCTATACACCTCATGTAACTCTTGTGTGCTACCACAAATACTAAAATAAACACGATCATCAGAATTCATATAGGTAGATAATTCTTTCCACCAATTTGGTTTATGAGTATCTCCATTGGTACATATTTCTATTTTAACATTACGACTTTTAATATATTGTACTAATCCAAAAAAATCTTTATATAAAGTAGGTTCACTTATCGTACCCACAAGTCTTACCCATTCTAAATCTGGAAAAGTTTCAAGTTGTTCAATAACTTCTTGTAGTGGTCTTACTTTATTTTCTGGATAGTGTTCTGTAAATGTAGTATAGTTGCGATAACAAAGTTGGCATTGAGCATTACATAAAGTTGTAAGCTCTAATTCTATATCGATAACTTTAGGTAGATTTAACATTTATATTTTTTATAATGTAACATAGGCCTACAGGCGCACCTATCTTTGTTGGGGCAAATTAAAAACTTGGTGTAGTCTTCCGTTTTGCTGGTCAAACCAATCTTTTCATCCGTACATTGATTTGCAATATTACCTGCAACATCAATTTTATAAGTTAATGGTTGGCATTTATATCCATAATAACTAATGTTGTTTATGAGTATATCGTTTTCAGTTACATACTCGACACCAGTATCCGTAACATGTTCAATTTTGGTACCAATGTTAGTTAGATATTTGTCAAAAGTTTCATAGAAACCATCTTCAACAATTCCATCCCAAAATTCATTGTTGTTGGTTAGATTCGTGCAAAAATTTATGTTGTTATCTTCCATACCTTTTATGAAATCTAACATCTGTTGGTAGTATTTTTGTTTAGGATATAAAATTACCTCGACAAGTACCTTTGCGTGTTTGAGTTGTTCGTTTAACTTGATTATCTTATTCAATAATTTTTTACTATATTCGGCATGATAACTTATATGGATTTCTATATTAGGTTTGTCGTATTGTAAAAAATAATCTAAATCTTTAGCAAAATTAGTAATCAAACTTATGTGTTTACAATTATCAATTTTCTGTAACTCATCTATAACATAAGGCAATTCTGGATGTAATGTGGGTTCACCACCTAAAATTTCAATTGTAAAATTAAAATCTAATTTCTTTAAACGATGCAAAACAAATTTGTATGCACTATGCGATAAACCTTGGCGATACAAATCATGATCCATCAGATTTTTGGCACAGCAATAAGTACATTTCCATTGGCAATAGTCTATGATAGACCAATAAAATGTTACCATTTCACCAAGTTTACCAGCTTCAATAATATTTTTATTTAACATACAAAATCTAATCCCATTTTATCAATAAAGGTTCTTGTTCTCTTTTCACATAGAAAACAATCGGGATAGTTGAATGACAATATATCCGAATAATCAAATTCTTCATTTTGAAAATAGTCTTGTTCATTCTCCGCATGAGTGTAACAAGCACTTACTTGCCCCCATTGGTTAATGTATACTTTCTTTTGTTGCAAACTTCGACATTGTATTTCATAATTTTTACCATCATTAGGCTTTGGTCTATTATCAAATAATTTTTTAATTGTAAGGTCTCTAACTTTTATAGGTTTGACACCAATTTCAACTTCTTTATTATAAACATTAACTCTGCGTACACCTTCTGTTTCAACTTTAAGTACATTACTGAATTGGTCAAATATGTTTTTCATACCAATACTTTCTCTATCTTCAGCATTATATTCAAATCGAATGTGTTGTATCCAATCATTACCTAAATTGTTTTTGCGAAATGCGGCTGCATGATTTAAAATTTCTTGCAAATTGGAACCAACACGATACTTTTCGTGTAACTCTTGTGTACTGCCACAAATAGTGAAAGCACACATACATTTCTTTGGAACTATACTGCCTAATTTTTCCCACCACTCCACATCTCGGGTATTTCCATTAGTAAAAATTTCATAGTAAATATCACGACTATTCAAATACTCTATAAATTTAATAAAATCTTTGTACATTGTAGGTTCTGAAACCGCACCTGCAATGAAGAATCTTTCGAGTCCGGTATATTGATCAAGTTGTTTAATAATATCATCAATACTACGAACATTTTTTTCTACCAAATGGTTGGCATGTTGGTAGTTACGAGTACATAATGGGCAAGAGAGATTACAGACTCCTGTTAAGTCCATTTCAATTTCTTGTATCTCTGATTTTTTAACAATCATCCCATTCGTTCCATACCATTGCGTTCTAACATAGTTTTGGTAAGACTTTCGCACTCATAACAAAATCTATTTTTAAATTCGTGTATCTCACTATAATCAGTATGATCGAAAGGAGTTCCTTTATACATTCTATAAAGGAAACACGGATGAATATTACCAAAATTATCAATACTTAAAAAACGCAATTCAAAACTTTTACATTTCATCTCACATTTAACACCATCATCATATCTTTTCAATGAAGCATTTCTAATGATATTATATTTTCCACTTAATTTTGCAGGCATTTTAATATCAGTTTCACTCTTAATGATATTAAATCTTTCTTGGTATGGTGCAGTTAAACAATAATAGATAGTGTTGAATTCTGCTTTGATTTTAGCCATTTCTTCAGATTCAAGATCATCTTCATTGTATTCAAATTTAATTAATTGTAACCAATCATTTTTGGCACCTGAAGCTCTATAAGCACGAGCATGCCTTAATACTTCTTCTAAACTTGAACCAACACGATACTTTTCATGTAACTCTTGAGTACTACCGCAAACAGTAAACCAAACTTTATCTGTTGGCCTTAAAATGGTACCCAACTCTGTCCACCAAGATTCTTTGTGAGTATTGGCATTGGTGTATATTTCTATTTCACAATTGCGTGAAACTAAGTATCGCATTAATGGTAGAAATTCTTTATACATCGTAGGTTCTGAAACCGCACCACTTACGCAAACATATTGTAGATTTGGAAAAGTATCCAATTGATCTATCCATTCTTGCAATGGCCTAATATTTTTTACATTAAGATGTTTGCCGTTTTCGTAAGAACGTGTGCAGAGTGGACAATCGAGATTACATGTTCCCGTCAGTTCCAATTCCACTTCTCTAATTTGTTCTACTGATAAACCTTTTTTCATAAGTATATTATACTATCAAAATCTTTTTCTCTGATTACTCTTTTTTTAGATTCGACAGTCATCCTTTTATATTGTGTTGACAACATCTTGTGTTTCAATTTATTACTTAGTGTTACATTATTAATACCTTCTGGATTCGAAGCGGCCACCAAATTAAAAGATATGTCAGGATATTTTTTTAAGAAATTATCCAATCTATTATAATTGTTATTGGTAATAATTAATAGGTACTCCAAATTTAAATTGGAATCAATAATGATTTTATCATCCTCTAAATCTTCCGAACAATGATATAATATAGTTTTAAATCTAGGCAACAAATCTTTATATTTTTTAATAAACAATCCGTTTGTATTAATATTGATTTCGCAACCTTTCTTCTCCAACTCATCCAAAATATATTCAATATCTTTTCTTTTCATGGTACCAACTTCACCACCACTTAATGTTACTTTATAACCAGGTATAATTTTTTCCAATTTGAATTTAACTTCATCCATGGTCAAATCTGGCCTATTGTGAGTATCAACACAACAATATTCACAATGCCAATTGCATACCCAAGTAACAACAAGTTCTATTTCATTATCAAGAGCTAGGACAGCCATACCATCCTTTTCGATAAAAATTGACAGATTTTATCTTTTCACCCATCTCAGGTTTTAACTCTATTTCTTTTATTTGTTTTTCAACACCATCACATATAAAATAGTGTTTACAATCCAAACATTCTTTCTTTTTATAATATGTCCAATTTCGTTTGCGTTCAGCTGCACTATACATTGATTTATATACATCACTTCTATACTCTACAGGATCAATTTTACCATCATAAACGGCAATATTCCAATCATATACATCATAGATATGTTGGTAATAATTACAGACATATTGCTCATATCCTTTCATAAAACAATAAGGTGTATATCTTACATTAATAATAGGTACGAAACTTTTTAATAAATCTATAGCACTATGTACATGTGGCATTACTTTACCATAATTAATAGTGTCTTGTATTCCAGCATCGTCCCAATAATTCAAGGTTAAAAAGTTAACTTCGTATGGAGTTAATTCTTTCATCAAATCGACAAATTGAGTTGATAGATTCTTATAGTTTTTATGTGTGACGGTACAATTAATACGAACTATTATGCCTAATTCATGAGCATTGTGTATGGCTTGAACTATATTTTCAAATCCTTTTCGATGACCAACTAATGTATTGTGACTTTCTTTATCATATCCATGTACACTAAAAAGTATTTCGTCTAATCCATGTTCTTTAGATTTAACCAAAAACTGTTTATCTGCAAACTTATAACCATTACTTAATGTACTTATCTTCAAACCTTTACTTTTACAATAGTCTAATATATCAAACCATTGTTTATGAATACTGGATTCTCCTCCAGAAAGGTCTACTTCTTTGATACCGCAATCCACAAGGTAATCAATTCGTTCTTTAATTATATTAAATTCGGTTACATCATTTAGTTGTGTTTTGTAATAACAAAATTCACAACGATAATTACAATGTGTACCTGTATCCAACTTGGCTCGTTGGCACAAAGGTTCATCATAATCGATTTCTAATTGATGACTTAGTTCATTATATAACTTCATTTTCAATCTCTTTATATAATTTGTCCGTTGTTTCTTTTGAATTTAAATAATTTTTCTTGGAGATATTCAGTAACTTTAATGATGTTAAAGTATGACCAACATAACAATTCTGTTCATATGAACTGCATTTGCTAGAACATATACTTTGTGAATCGTAAAATTTATACCTTAAAGGATCCTCCATTGCATCTTTTAAAGTACCAGAATTTAAATTTGCATAAAAAATCTTTTTAGAATTGGGTAATTCTTCTCTAGTGAATATACAAAAACTTACATCACCATTTACAAACACTTTAGGTTCTTGGTGATATTTACATTTTACGGTTTTATCTAATTGTTTATCGTTAACATGGTTTTCATCATAATCAAAAATATAACCTTGATCACGCCTGTGTACTTCATGTGGAATACCAGCACTACTCAATTGTTTTAGTTTACGATGAAAAATTTTAAATAAAGATTTATTAGATTCGGTAAGTTCAATAAATTTATCTAAAGTTTCTCCATAATATGAAACATTTAATTTGATATTGTTTAGTTTTAATTCCTTTAATTTATCCATATTAATTGCCGTTGCATTGGTGAACACCAAAGATTCTTTCATATGTTCATTTGCAAAACTTAAAATCTCATAGATGTTTGGATGCATGAAAGGCTCGCCTTTGCATGGCGTGAGATTTAATTTGGTAATACCTAAATCTTTGGCTTCAAGTACCACCTTTTTAAACAGTTCTAAATTCATGTAAGTAACCGATTCCAAATCTTTTGCCTTACAGAAATAGCATTTAAAATTGCAACCTTCAATAATCTCTATAGCTAACATATGACACCTTTGAGTATTTCTATAATATCATCGTTATCTTTTAAATGCAAACTATCAAAATCATTATCAATGTCCCATTTTCGCACTCGCAATCCATGATCTTCTTCCCAATAGTCAATATTATGATATATTACTTTTTTACCATAGTGTTTACATTCAGCAATAAATCTAGGACTACAATCCCATTTGCGTGGTATAGGAGTGTAAACATAGGTATTAAATTGTTCAAAGATATTATCTACTGGCGGCATTAGAAATTCTATACCAGATACAGATTTTTGTATAGAATTAACAATAGCAATAATTTTACCATATTTGGTATAGTCAGTAAAATCTGAAATATGCCTACAATTTTTTGTTGCGTAAAGTAATACCCGATCTTTACTATCACCAATAGGTTTTAATCTATCAAATAGTATTCTTTTTTTATAATTGATACCATTGCGTTTTACAGGTTCATAAACTCTATCATCTTGTAATATGTAAACATTATCTTTATCATTATCTTTAATTTCTTTATTACCACAAGCAAAATAGAAGATGTTATTAAACAATAGAGTGACGGATTCCATATTCACAACACCGCCATCTGTGAATAATATATTACTACCTTTAATTAAATTAGGTCTATTATTGAATACTGTATTGTCTTTAATGTTTTGCAATTCTATATCAGTAAAATTATATTTGGATTTGATACTAAGTTCAAATGTTTCCCAATCAATATCTTCACACAATAATATACCAACTTTAAAATGATTTTTTAATATATGGTAATAATCAATCACCTCATATGTGTGGCCACAAATACCATGGTTGTTATCACTCCATGAATAACTTAACCATAAATCATATTCGGAATTGAGTTGTACTATTTTAGACAAGCTTGCACCATGGCATCATTTTCAGTTATGGTATAATTTTTTAAACCATTAATTAATATATCATTATAACGCAATTCTATACTATCTTGTTCATTGAATAATTTTTCTATTGTTACCGGTTTATTATAGAAAAATGATTCGGGAATAATTCGATTATTTGTATCTTGTTGAGTATGAACATAATGTACCGCATCTATCATGTCGAACAAATTACCAAATCCGCAATCGCTTTGTTTTAATATGATTGGCCGATTAAATTTGGTTTTCCATTTTTCCAAATTTTGGCGAATGAAATTTAAATTCAAACCACTAACAAAAACACCATAACCTTTTTGTTTTAGTGGATGAAATAAATCAAAATTGAGTTTTAAAAGGCATTCAATATCAAAAGGTTGGTAATGATATGATCCATAATAAGTTACAGATCGATCATTCTTATAACGAAAAACATCATGAGTTTCATTACTGAAACAATGCACTTCATTAGTTAAGAATTCTTTACATTCATTAAAACTTCTAATATCTAGAATTAATGTTTTATCTAGTTTTTCTTTATATAAATCAACTAAACTAATGGGTACAATATTATCAAAAGAAGTATTATATTTGTCAGAGAATATTTTAAGTATTAACTTTAAATCTTTATCTGTAATTCCGACAATGTAAAATTTAAAGTCTTTATATTGCCGTAAAAATTTGAAGTATTCAAAACAATAAAATAAAGTTCCGTTTATCTTATGGTTGGGTTTAAACTTATATACAACTCCATATTTCATTTCAATAATTTAAATAAAAATTTTCTAAAAATTTATTTGTAATTTCGGTAATATCTTCTACTGCTGACGAAGATAATACATCGTTTTTAAATTTAGAAAACTTTCTTTCCAAATGAGCAACTTTTTCTATTTCATCTTTATAATTTAAATAGTCTTCCAATTTAGAAATTAATTTCTCATCACCGGTTTCCAATATTTGCAAATATTTTTCTTCTCGATTTTCATTCGTAATTGCATATCCAGAATTAATCAAATCGTTATTTAAAACCATAAAACCATACAATGTTAAACCTGCAATTTTAGATAAATCGGGAGTAACTAACATTCTTACTCTTGCTAAATTATAATTTTTTGATTCTTGGAGAGGATCTTCTAATGATGTATCTTTTACTTCAATCTCAAAAGGCAGTACTTCATCAGCCATCATATTCTTAGTGATGTGTACCGTTTTATTGGCTAATAAAGCTTCTTCAATTTTTTTGTGAGAAACATAAGATAATTTTAATAATTTTTCATTATTATTTACCAAATTATCAAATGTATTTTTTGTTACATTGGTTACTTTCCAATGTGTACCACAATCAACAACCATAGCTAAATCATAAATCATAGAACTCATTTCAAACCTTCTTTCATCAAATTGGTAATTTATTATAATCTACTTTATAGTATCCGTTTTTATCGGTTAAAACAGCGTTTGAATAAATTGTGTTTAACAAATCTTGCGCCATGACACCCACTTTGGTAATACTTTTATCCCAAATATAATTAAATGAATATAGTTTAATTCCTTTTTTAGTATAGAGGTATTTAATATTTTCTTTTAATCTTTCATCACTATAATTACAACCGCAATTTCCGTTACAACTACAAACTAAATTACATGCACAATCGGAGTTACAAATACAATCTTGTCGCATGGTATTATATTTTTCTAAAAGTACTGACCAATGCGTATCTTCAACCAATGTACCATCAGCATAACTATTAGGCGCTGTCGTATTGTCAGCAGGATCCGTAAGCACAGCATAGTTGGTACCAACAGGCTCAACAACGTTGTTTACTCTTTGTACAATTGTTTCATAGTCATTGATATGTTTATTATCAATTACAGTAACACCTGCACCGTGGTCTGCACCACTCTGATCGTTAGCGGTATATGCGGAAGCCATATCTCCAGCATTAGCAAAACTTCTATGTTGAGCATATCTTGCTAATTCAGCTCTAATAGCATTTTTTAAACCATTAATATCGGCAGCAGTAATTAAACCTCCAGCTACTGCAAAATTACCAGATAATGCGGTTGGATTATTTGTAGAACATGGTGCTCTATTGCCAGTACACATTTCAGACTTCCTTTTCCACTAATTTTATTTCTTTATTTAAGTATGATTGAACCGATCTATCAATTTCACCAAATGCTTTAAAGAAACCACACATATTATTAACCCATCTATCCGTCCATCGGTCAAAATAATCTTCTTTTTTACTGTTGTCCAAACTACTAACTGGACAAATCATACATGTTGTGGCCACGCATCCTTTACATATATCGGATACATCTTTAATCGGAGTCTGATATTTCTTGCTCATAGATTCTACGCTATTTATAAAACCATCATCCATAATATTGCCACCCTTCATCAAATCTTTATTGGGTGAGTATATTGAACCGTGACATGCATAACTATTACCATCAACATCAATAGCATGCATATGAGCACCAGATGTACAATGAGATTTTGAATCTGAACCATTAAACCACGCACACAAATGATACCCGTGTTCTTTAAAAAACTTGATTTCTTCAGCTGCAATTTTTATCATTTCGGATCTGAAATTTTGGATCAGTTCTTCCAAATTTTCTTTAGGTATTTCTTCAACATAATCAATTGTAGGTGCATACGAAACATTAATATTCGGTCCTATAGAATTGAGTTTGAGGTGTAACTCTTTAAAATCCAACCAAGTATTGTAAAGACCTTTCATACTCTTTAAAGGTATTGTAGATTTGAGGAATACATTAATACCTTTTCTAGCAAAGTATTCTATGTTCTCAACAACTTTATCTGAAGTTGGTTTACCCGAATGAGTGATTCTAAATTTATCACCAATTTCTTTACCATCATGTGATATTTGTACCGATAATTTACGAATATCCACTTTATCAAGAATATCATCTAGTCTTTTTCTATTGTAACCATTTGTATAGATGTGAAAGTTAACTTTATCCAAATGTTGAAATTCCGTCATTATATCTACAATCAAATTTCCGTTCAAAGTAGGTTCACCACCCCAAAAAGTAAGATTCAACATTTCATAGTTGTCTTTAAAGAAACTACTATCTAAAAGTTCATAAACTCTTTTTTTGACAACATCAACTTTGTCATCTAGTCTTTGTGTATTAGTTTTTGCTCCTTCAAAACAATATGTGCAACCCATATTGCAAAGTGCAGTAGTTGTAATTTCTAATGTGAACTGATCATGTTTTTTGTTCATTTAGTTTTTTCTTCCTTAGAGAACTCCATTATTTCATCGAGTATTGAAAACATCTTTTCTTCTGTAACCTTATTGGCTTCCGGTTTAACAATACCTATCATTTCTTCTGCCATTTGAAATAGTTTAACGGCTTCGGTTCTAAAGTCCTCAACATTAGTTAAATATTTTCCAGCTTCATTTAAATGAAACGCTGCACCATAAAGTGCTTTATTCATCTTCTTTATAGAATTAGCCATCTATCAATTCTTTCATAACAGTATTTTTAAAATTTTCATTATTTCTTAATTGTTTTGTCATATCACCAACATTCTTATACATAAATTTATATACATCACACAATTCTTTTATTGGTCCTTTATTTTTTATCTGTTCAAATAAACAACCTTTTTCACAATAATTTTTTACTTCACATGTTTGACATTCAGACATGCGCTGATATTCTGGAATCAATTCTACCATTTCTGGATTATCCTTGAATCGATTACAAGGTACAGGTTTGTTTTCACTAAACATAAAAATGTCTGTTCCTGCACCACAAAAATCTTTAACAAATCCACTAGATTCATAATTGATAAAATGTCGTAAATAAAACAATATGAAGTACGGCATTTCTTCTTCGGGATTATTGATGTACCAGTTAAACAATTCTGTTATACCAACTTTCAATCTCTCCACACTTCTTGCATCCCAAACATGCATATCACGAACCAAAGTAAGTTCAGGATTAACACCAAAGTGTTTCCTAATATATAGGTGGTTTTCCAAAAGGTTATAACAACCCTTGTAGATCATAGTGTGTATCTTGAAATTTGGTATTCTCTGAAACAATTCCCGTTTTTCAAAAAATCTATGTGCAGTACCTTTACCATTGGGCTGTAATCTATTTTTATCGTGCCACAAACCATCAAAACTTAAAGATACATTTACTTTCTTTTCAATCAAATATTCCAAAATTTCTTCAGTAAGCAGTAAACCATTCGTTGGCATTCCATATTGAATATTGCCATCATTCTCAGTTTCACTAATAATGGTTCTTATTAGATCCATAAAAAGTAATGGTTCACCACCAAAGAAGTCAATTTGTATCAGTTCATCAGGAAAAGATTTTCTAACCCTACGATATTCATTTAAAAATAATTGTGGATCTATAACATCTTTAGACATTTTGTCTTGATTGCAATATGAACAATTGAGATTACATTTCTCAGATAGAAATACGGTAACTAATTTCATTGTCTATATTGATCATTAAGTTCTAATACGGTATTTAAAAGTTTCATATTAAATTTTTTACTTAAAGCTTGTGTATCTTTTGGTAAACATGGACCTCCAAACCCTCGTTGGCCATCAGGACCAGGCACTTCAAAATGATGTGAACCCATCCATGGTTGTTTTGAAAGTATTGCAGTCAACTCATTATAGTTAACATCCATCTCTTTTGATATGTCATATATTGAATTCATAAAGGTAACTTTCAAAGCATAAAATGAATTCATCGTATATTTTGCAAGACTGGCCGTTTGTATATCGGTCAAAAAAACATTATCAGTTTTAACAATAGAATATTTTTGGTAAATATCCAAAACTTCTTTTGCCTTATCACCACCAATAATCAACATTGGAGGGTTAACAAAATCTTCATTTGAAGTTTTTCTTGATAGAAATTCAGGGTTATAAATTATATCATAACCTTCTAATTCATGCGGCAATATTGTTGATTTTACTACTGTCAGTCCTTTATAACCAACTTTATTGATCTGATCTAATACTTCTTTTAAAATCTTGTAATTTGTATTGTCTGTCGGAGTTGGAACGCAAATGAATATTGCCTCCGAATTTGAGGAACAAACTTCTTCTAATGATATATCATTATATTCAGGATCACAAATAATTTTAGATGTGTTGGGAAAGCCATAATCAACGGCTTTCCCCACCATACCATAACCAACAATACCAATCATATCACATTATAGGATAACCGCTTCGATTAATCCTTCTTCTTCAGTTGTTTTCGATTTGAGTGCAATTGCAAAATACTTATCTTCAGTATATTTAGCTACTCCAGGAATATCACTTGGTCCTAATGGTTGACCTTTTTTAACTTTACCAATTACACGAACTGGTACTCGTCCTTTCAAAGCAACCACGGTGCCATTTTTCAAATCACTATTCATCAAATAAGCTGGATAGTTAGAAACAACACCTAAAGGTCTGAAGTGTGAATCAGTAGCCGCAGTAACTTCCTTTTTACCACCTACAGCCAATACAGTACCTTCTGAATATTCATCATCAGCAATATATTTCTCGGCCAAGTCAGCGTATCGAGCTGAACTTGCGGTACCAGATAAGTTGCCAATAAAGGTAGTTGCGTACATGTTACCTGTACCAGCAACATCACCTACGATTTTAAGTGCGGGTGTTGATTGACCTGTACCACCAGATAAAAACTCACCCATGACATAGTTTTTAAATGTTCCACTTAACTGTTGATAACCTGTTGCACCAGCAATACTACCACCACTTAGATTAGTTGCGGTACCAGCAGTTGTTGCGGATGAAGCAGTTGTTGCACTACCAGCAGTTGTTGCTGAAGCAGCAGTACCTGAAATATTAATTCCATATGTACCACTCAAACGAGCTGATGGTACTGTACCAGATGTTAGATTGGAGGCATTGAGATTTGAAAGGTCAACACCACTTAAAGAAGCATCAACATAAGCCTTCGTAGCGGCATGTAAAGCTGATGTTGGAGCACCAGCAAGTACTAGAGTACCCGTCATTGTACCACCTGCAAGTGGTAGATAACCTGCAAGTTGTGAGGTAACTTCAGCAGCACCAATAATATTTTGGTAGTCAGCTCCGTTATTAGTGAATGTCCACTTGTCAGTTGTTTCATTCCAAAGAACATAAACGTTTGCAGAAGTGCCTCGATCAATTTCAATACCACCATTTTCAACTGGTGATGAGCTTTGACCAATGTCAGCATTTAATGTAATAACGGCATCAGCAACTTTTAAATCATTTGCGTAGATACTTGCACCAGCAGCATTTAATGTTCCAGTAATTGTTAAATCACCAGAAATTGTACCGCCTGAGGTACTTAATTTTGTATTAGCTGCACCAAAAGCCGCATTAGCATATGTACCAGCACTAACAGCATTTGTGTTAGCAGTATTAGCCCGTGCAAAAGCTCCGTTAGCATATGATGAGGCTGAAGTAGCATTAGTATTTGCAGTTACGGCTTTTTGATCTGCCAAAGCAGCATCAACAAGTGCGGTGTTTGCAGTTGAGTAAGCTGCGTTAGCGTGAGTGCCGGTTGTACCAGCAAATGCAGCATTAGCAGTAACAAAAGAAGCATTTGCATAAGCGCCAGCAGTTTGACCACCAGCAACATATGCGGTGTTAGCAGCATCATATGCAAGTTGCGCTAAATTGTTTGCAGTATTGGCTCTTGCAAATGCACCATTAGCATATGAAGAACCGGAGTTAGCAACATGACTTGGAGTGTTTGCGGTAACAAAAGCGGCATTAGCATGAATGTATGCCGAGTTAGCATAAATGCCTGTTGTGTTTTGACTTACATATGCCGAATTAGCATGGCGGTAAGCGGCATTTGCATACCCACCAGCGATCACACCTCCAGCTTCGTATGCAAACTTAACAGCACTTGCGGATGCAACCAAAGTGTCGCTGGTTGAATTAACTCCTGTGTATATGTCTGCACCATCTAAAATCTTATAAGTGCTTGTCCAAGTGTTTCCTGTTGAAATTTCCCAACGATCATTGGTTTCATTCCATTTAATGATGGCATCATTACCGCTTACTCGATCATTAACAATTAATCCGTCTTTATTTGTACCTGTATTTGCATTTAATACAAGTCTATCCACCTCAAAGTTTAAATTACCTGTTTGTGTAAACGAACCAGAAACAATTAAGTTACCCTCAATTACCACACCTTGCAAAGTTGTAATACCGCTTTCGACAATAATAGCATCTCGACTTGCACCTGTGTTAACTTTAAGTGTAGCGTTTTGGAGATTCAAATTACTAGTTACATTTGCAGTAGTAATTAGTGCAGATACAATATTGGTCGAAAGTAATGTTGAATTATTTAATGTTGCAGAATTAGAAGTTAAAGTTACAACATTACCATTGATGATTGTACCATTAGTGATTCTACTTGTGGTTATATTACCTGTAGTTATTGTTGCAGTTGTTATAACAGCATTAGCAATTGCAGTATTTGTTAAAGTACTGTTAATTAATGTTGAAGTGTTTAGTGTTGCAACATTAGAAGTTAGAGTTACAACATTACCATTAATGATTGTACCATTGGTTGCAGTAAGATTACCAATAGTAGCAGTATTGATTGTAGCCACATTAGATGTGAGATTTACAATGTTTGCAGTATTATTAGCAACAAAATCCCTTATCGTACCAGTATTTGCATATAAAGTATTTGATGATAGGTAATACACATTACCAGTTGTAGCTCTTAAAATATCCGCACCAATAGAACCTACATCTGATAGATTTTCAATGAAAGCTTCTAAAGCATAAATTGTTGTTACATTAGCTCTTGTTAAATATGCATTTGCAAGGTACGCATCTTTTACATATACTGTACCACTATTAGCTGAAAGTACTTTACCAGTACCACTCAAAGTTACAACGCCAGCAACGGCAACATTGTTACCAATTGTCGCATTAGTATTAACTGTCGCATAATTTACATAAACATTTTGTACGATATTTAAATCTTTATTAATAATTGCACTATTCGAAACACTCAAGCTTGTACCACGACCAGCAACAGTCAAAGTATTACCAATTGAAACATTACCTACATTTGAACCTACAGTACCAACTGTAAGATTATTTGCAACTGAAAGGTCGTTACCAATAAGAGCATTATTTGAAGTTTGTAATACTGTACCTGGACCAGTAAGTATTAATGAACTATTACCAGAAAGAGTTAAAGTTCCGTTTGACTTAGTATAATTGTTAGATGATAAATTGTTTAATTCAATAGCCGATAAATTGGTTTGAATTCGCCATTCATCAATCGTATTTGTTCTTGTTATAATAGGAATAGGCATTTTAGAACTTTAATCTCTCTTAATTAATTGTTTTAACATATTTTTTATATCACCAATATCTTGGCCAAGTAAATCTACTTGCTCTTTTAGTTTATTTATTTCATCATTCTTAGAGTTTAATTTTGCTTTCAATCTTTTTCTGGCTTCATTTTCAGCCAAAACGCTGGGGTTTACAGTAAGTAAAGCCCCAGTCGTGGTATCTTTTACAAAATTAGTTCCTCTAACCGGCAATCTCATATTACGCACTTGGTAAAGCAATCACACGAAGGTCTTTTACTTTTGGTACGATAGACGGATCGGTAGAAGTCATTACAATCTTGATTGCAAAGGTTTTAAATGAATCGTAAGTAACGCCAGTATCAGTAGAATAAGTTACAACATCATTTGTTAAAGACGGACGATATTCGTATTCTCTAAAATCTTCTGTTGTTTGAGAAGCTGCAACTGTTGGGTTGTAACATTCCATTTTCAAATATGGACGATCTTTAAATGGTGTTGCATCTGAACCAGAAAGTACTTTGTAATATACATGCACTTCTGTTGTTCCAGGTTTATTTGCGGACAAGAATACTCGTAAATCACCAGCATCAAATCCATCAGCGAGTGTAATTGGTTTAGTAATATATCTTGCTAATGATGGACCACCTGCACTATCATACTCTGAATTTAATACAATAGAAGCGTTAGATGTGATTGCACCAGAACCTGTTCCAGGTATTGAGATTGTGAAATCGTCATAGTAACCAGAACCTGTTGCAGCTACATTTATACCAACAACATTACCAGCAGTACCATTAGTTACAAGATAAACAAGAGCGCCTGTACCTGTATTAGATGTTATTGTTACAGTATTACTATTTGAGTAACCACCACCCGGTGCAATAATATTAAAGTCATCAGAATTAATTTCTGAATTATCTAAGAAATTTTCCCAAGCATTTAAGTAAATACTCTCTAATGAGATTAATGGTGACACGGCATCATCGGTAGAAGCAATAGTCAAAGATGCTTTGAAGTCACCTTGATTTTGCAATTCTTTTCTACGACTGCCTGCAATATACAGGTCATCATCACCCATTGAATAAGTTACAAAAGGTAACATATCACGATAATTGGTTTCTTTTGCACCATCAACAAGTTTAGAAATAAATTTATAATCCATTGTAAACGGATTATCAGACTCGGTTTCTAAATGTTTTTGAATCAATCTGAATTTATCGATGTAATATTTACTAGATTGTTTTTCGTTTTCTAAAATAAATGTTGCAGGAGAACTGGTAAACAAGCAACGATCTAATGAGAACATTAAATCTTCATTTAGATATGGAACATATTCCATGGCATTTTGAGATTTATACAAAGTGCCAACATATGGGTTTACAGAAACATATTGATTGTTTACTGTTGTGCCACCTTTTTCAGCAACCCACAATGAATATTGTGGACTATCTGTAAGAATTACTAAAGCATATAATCCAGGCTTTAAGAATACTGGTGAACCAAAAGTAAACTTGGTGTAACTTGTATCAGAAGCAAAATCTGGTGTTGCTGATGTGTTAACTTCAAATGGATACTTTGTTACTACCGATTCTGGATATGAAAAGTCTGAAGATGGTAATCCATTGACTGTAGGACGAATCTGTATATTAACAGGAATATTACTATCGTCTTTTGCAGAGAAGAACAATTTGACATTCTCAACAAAAAGACCATTTGGATAAACTTCTGGATCAACAAAGAAAGTTTGTGCCATTGGGTCAACACGCCAAGTACTAGTAACAACACCTCTAGAAGTTGTAGACTGTAACAATGGTGAAGTAGCATTACCAACAAATTTAACACCAACATCCACATTGTAAACAGTATTCAATAGATTCGTTTTGTTTACTTTAATACCGGATGATACAAAGGTCTTTTCAGCAAAAGAAATAGCGTCTGCATCGTAAGTATTACTAAACGATTCAGTTAAACGGAAATTTCTTTCACCATTTCGGAATGTTGCAACTGGAGGATAAAATACACCAGAAACATCACCTAATTTATTTGCAGAATTATAACCAATGCTATATGTCCAACTTGTTGCAGTTTGCTCACCAGCAGTTGTTGTTTCGGCTGTTGTTGCAATTTTTGTTGAAGTATTATAAGCTACAACAGTAAATTCTCTACCATGACCTTCGTTACTGCCGGTCTCATGAACTAGAGTCAATGTGTTGCCTGCAATATTTACAGAAGGAGCATCAGAAGCTAATGTAATGGTATTTGAACTAACGCCTCTTGTTAAACCTGAGCGGTGATCCAATACAGATGCAATTGCATAGGTACTCTTAGATTCTAGTCCATAAATTACTTTACCTGAAAGTGGTTTACCAGTTTCATTAATAACGCTTACATTTGAAGAACCTTTTTCACTATTCGAAACAATTACCATACTGTAATTTGTTCCACCAGCAAGGTAACTAGCAATATTAAACGCTAAGTCGGAACCATTGTTTGCAACTAAAGCAATTTCACCAGATACAAAAACAGTATTTGCATGTATGCCTGAAGTTACTTGTAATTTATTTGGTATTACAATGTATTCGTCAACTGAAACATCATCAAAATAAGCATAGAATCTTGCATTTGGTTTTAGTGATGTAGCAACAAAAGTAATATCTCTTGGTTTGATGTATGGTTGGATTGCAAGGTCTGTTACATATGTTCCAAGATCAACTTCAGTAGTTGAACTACTAATTTGTTTCATGTTGAGTTCTGCACCTTTTTGTACATAAACTCGGTCGGTTGTTGTTTGTAAATTACCAAACGAATTGCCACCAAGGCCAATTGTTCGGTTGTCTACTGTCGTTACAGTTTCGAACCACTTACTATCAACAACTTTAGCAAAAGGATTATCTTTATCATTTACCCATGTTGGATTTTGATCAGAGATATATTTGAAAGCTTCATTTACGAAATTAAATGCGTTTTCTAAACCTTGTGCAGAATTGATTGTAACTTTTGCAGTATGGTTAGTATCAACATCACCAGTATACTCAGGCAATAATTTAATGTTGCCTTTAAAGTTAGCAAATAAAGCATTTGCAATTGGTACAGATTTAGTTGCATAAGGTTGTGATGCAAAAGCAGTATTTGCATAACTTAACATCAATGATTTCTGATCATTAATACCTACAGCAGCATAAGAACCTGATGAATTAGCTTGTGACCATTTTAATTTAAATGTTCTCATTAATGAAGCTGGTTTTAATTGAGCTTCTTCAATAAGATTGCGGTTATCAAAACCAACATCACTATAGGTTGCTTGCACATCTCTTGTAGTAAAATTGTCTACAAGAATACCGTATTTGGATCTTTCAAGACCATCGGCATCCAAAATTTTAGAATCAGCAGCATTCTTTTCCAAATTTGTCAGAGCAACATAATACTCTAGACCTTTAATTCGTTTTTCAAACGCACCAATATCATTCATTGTAAAGCGGCGATTGTTTTTAAACTCCGCATTAATTTCTTTGACACTTTCCGTATAAGGAGGAATAGTCAAAGTATAGATCATCATATCGTTTGGATCGATAGGAGGAGGAATTGGTGTAACAGATGATTTACCTGAAACAACCGCAAATTCTTTAGATGGCTTAACAACCAACTTATCAATACGACTTAAATAATATTCGAAACTGAGTTCTGCGGTATAATCAGGATCGGCATTAACTGCACCAGATATTGTTTCTGAAGCAATTTGTCTTGTTGGTCTAAAGTCTAAACAAGAACGTAGTGAGATTAATTTACCATCTTCATTACTCAAAAATTTGGACATTTCATCATAGGTGAAATTAGATCCGGTTTTAAGGTAAGAATCAACAGTAAAGAATCCAATATTTTGTGGAGACGGAGCAGCTTGATGTTTTAAATATTTGTATTGTACCAACAAAGATGAACCTGTTGGTGAACTATAACCACGCTTTAATTTAATTGTCGCATGGTCATAATGTGTTTTACGTTGGCCGTTATCGAACTCGTAATGACTTGTTACATCATAAGTTGCATCTGTTAACATTGCGGTCGTTACATTGCCTGCACCACGGGAATCTGTAATACGAACAATTTCATAAACATCAGGTACTTGTAAACTAACAGCAGTACCAGGAGTTTTTAATTGTTGCATTAATGATCCACTATTAAAGAATGTTGCACCAACATCTTCAAAAACATATCCACCAGTAATAGTGGTTACGGTACCAGTATTACCTGATGTTAATGAATTACCAGCAGTATCTAAATTGTAAGGAACTTTTGCGTGTAAAGCTGCACCTGTAGTGAGCGGTATCATTTGTTTACCACGAATTGCACCAGATGTTCCATTTTCCGCATTGTTTACTTTAGTTGTAATAATAAAGTCAGCACGAACACCGGCAGTATTAAAGTCAACAGAAATAGAAGTATTACTTAAAGCAGTAACAGTAAATAGGTTGTTAGCTAAACTTACAACAGTATTTGGTGTAATTCCAGAAGCAGAATTTGATGTGGAGTTATAACGAATAAAACAAATAATATTATTTAAAATCTGTGAGTCGTTAAGAACACCTGGTGAACCTGCAAATGCAAAAGTATCTGTACCAGTTGTTGAAATTGTTAATAGACCACCTGAATCAGCAAGCTTATCTGAGTACACTTTTCGTGCATAAAAATCTAAATTAGAAATAGAACCTGCTTTAATAGAATCAAACGGAGTATCAAATATTAAACTTGTCTTTGATGGTTCAGTAATATATGCATCACCAGTCGTAGTGTCTTTTGAACTACTGTGAACATTGGCTGCAAATGATAAAGATGAACCAGATTTTACAGCAATTGATTCGGCTACTTTAAAGTCCGATTCAATAGAATAGGTATTTGAAGCAGGTATAAATGGTAACGCTTGAGAAAGTGTAATTGTTCGAGCTACACTATTAGATTGTGAAATTAGAATTGGTGCCAAATAAAGACCTGCACCATCAGTAATCCGATAGTACATATTAGCAAAACAGTTTGCTTGAGCTGTTGTTGAGAATGAAGATTCTAACTTAATAACAGTATTTGTAGATCCAGAACTTGGTACGGTACCAACGATTGGTGTTGAAGTTACATCAAAAACATTCACATAGAATGAGTGTGAAGTACCCAAATCAGATGCATAAGATGTATCATACTTCATCATATCGGCACGAAGCGTACCAATCTTTGTTGAATTATATTCGTTAGATGAAGCTGGATTAATTGTATTTAAACTTGTGCAATGAATGTCTAGTTTTGGAAAAGCTGATATGTCTAATGTACCATAGGTATTAGCTACAACAATATAACTAGAATAGTTTGTTGGTAGATCATAGTCGGACACATTAGATGTTGTTCTTGCTCTAGGTATAGTTATACGAGTAGGCGCAATCGTTTGAACTTCATAACCACCAACATAAGCTTTACCTGGATCCAATACTGCTGTAAATGAATCTGCAATTAAATTATTGTTTGCATCATAAGCTTCTTCTTCAAGCGACAACACAAAAGGATCAACAGTATAATTACCTGATTCTTCAAATGTTCTACGTGCAAGAGTTTTTTCAATTTCACTATAAACTGGATAATTAATTTCTTTGGTTTTAACACCATTAACGATTCGAATAACTTCAAAGAATGATGATTCATCAGTAGAATCTAAAGTTCTTTTTGACAGTCTAGTTGCAATTTCAAATCGTGCGGCACCAGGAGCTTGATAATTAAACGCACCTTGAGCAGGATCTAATAGTGAAGTATCATCAACTTCATCTATAATATTTTCTTCAAATTCAATACCAATTTTATATGAAGGTTGAGTGTTTATTTCTGTTGCGTTATAGCCTATACGATAGAACAATTCCAATACTAGAAATTGAGGAACAACTTTTACAAAATTGCCTTTGAAGTAATAAACACCTTCTTGAATACTGGCAACATAGGATCGTCCTACAGCTGAAGTGTCTTTTGCTTGAGCAAATATATTTTGACCAAAAATCTTAATCTCATCACTTTCAGAGAATGTATCTGAACTTAAATACTTCAAAATCAAAACTGGATTGGTTGTACTATCATCAATTGCAATTACTTTAGCACGAACATTTTTGCCAGAATTATAACTTGTAACAGTTTTATCGGCAAATTGAGTAACATCAATATCTTCATTATTATATTGTGTGTTTAGAATCAAATAGAAGCAACGATCATCTAAAGAAATTTTACCGCCAACAATTGGACTACCACTTTTGAAAATGTGGTTACCAAACTTTTCAATTTGACTTGATAAGATTGTTTGTAATTGTGTTAATTCACGAGCTTGAACGGAATAACCAGGTCGGAAAAGAACCCGCATGTAGTTCTTATCTTCGTCAAAATCGTCATAGTATGGATCGTAATTAAAAAAAGTAGTCATTTATTCCTCTAGAAACTTAAAATGAATCGTATTCTATCTATTTGGTCTGCATCTCTTGTAATAGGCGTTTTATCCGAAACATATAAAACTTTACCTGAATATAATTCTAGTGATGGTTCAGTTTTATTTATGGCTACTCGGATAGAGCCACTTGATTGTCCTTTAATAGGTTCATTTGTAGCCAATGTACCATTTACATTATTTACATAAAGTAAATTATTGGTTTCATCAAATGAAATTACTTCAGCACTAAATGTTGATGATGCGTAATCAACACCTTGATAAATGATTTCGTCATTATTATAATTACCTACACCAGCTGATGTTTTAATTTTTGTATATAAAGTATACAATTCATCTGATGCTAAGGTTGTTGTTCCATATTCATATGGATTTTTTAAAATTACAACTTCACGATATTCGTTTTCTGTAGGAAAAACACCAGATTCACTACCATCAAAATCAACATTAAATATAATAGTGTTGGCATAAAGTTCTTCTACTGGATCATATCCGTGTCCGTTTTGTGGTGAGAGAACAACTTCAGCTGTAGCTGAGGTTCCAATACCACCAGCAACATCTCTAAAAGTTAAGTTTGCTTTGGTATAATCCAAACCTCTATTTTGAATGGTAACACTTGCAATTCGTCCATTGGCCACATTGGCTTTCAAGATTGCTCCTGTACCATCGCCTGCAATAGTGATAATATCTTGAGATGATCCATCGGTATAGTTATTACCTGAATTTGTAACTCTTACTATGTCTATACTTCTATTTACAGCAGCTGCTCTAACAAATCGATTGTATAAAACTGGTAAATAGTCATTAGTTAAAAACTTCTGTTTCTGTTGTGCAGTTAAAGTGTACATGTATTTCCACTTATAACCATCAGCAGTTTGGAAATACGGTTCTTCTAAAGATGTAGAAGATAAAGATAATTGTGGTTCACTAGTTGATGCAACACCATTGTTGTTCCATAAACACTTAAAAACTTGATCTTTAGAATTTAAAACATAAAAATTTGTGCCAATTGGGCATACACCACAACCAGCAAATCTGTAAATTGTATTTGTTGTCCAATTAACTCTAGGTACAACAAACGATGCATTTTCTTGCGACAGTCTTTTTGCAACCATTCCACGATCATAGTAGGAATTTAAATCCCTAATTGCTTGACCTGGTGTTGGTGCAGTTTCAGTACCAGCATTCCAAACAGTTTCTTTTCCTAAAGATACAAACATGTAGGATTTTCTATTTGTTGGAAGATACGAATTGGCACTTACATCCAATAAATCATAGATGCTTTGTGCCAATAGAGTGGAAAATTGAGAAGTCAGTAAGGAAGCCATAGTTCTATTTATTCAACTTTTTGAAGGATTGTGGTGACTAAGTTTGCGGTGGTCGTAAATGATCCAGAAACCAGAATGGTGTTGGCATTTACATATGTAACAGTTCTTATGTCGTCAAATACCACATTGATTGTTTGGTTATTTGCTGTAACATTGATTGTATTTTGTGTCATTAAACTGGAAGCGTTTGTAACATAGGTTACAGTTTCCGTATTTCCACTTGAAATGTAAATGGTATCACCATCTTGTATATCGTTAATAAAGGTTGTTGCATTACCCGTAATCACATTTGATGTGGAAGCCACATTTACTGTACCATTAACTCGTTTAGATAGTGTAGTGAGTATGACCATATCACCAACATTTACTGTATTTGCAAGATTTGGTGATGCTCCTGTAGCAACCATATTATTTGAACCACTTCGAATATTAAATGTATTTGCAAGTTCGGTTCTAATAATATTAATTGTGGTCAATGATGTATTTGCTACATCTTCAGTATGAGAATTTATTCTATTAACAAATGTTTTGGTTCCTAATGGATGCATAATTTCATTTAATGATTTCTTATATATAGTGTAGTCATTTTCACTTTCAATTTGATATGAAAAATTATGGTATTTTGTACCATCTTGTACTTTCTTATCAGAACTAGGTTGACCATCCGTATTTAAATAAATTCCAGGATAACGAATTAGACCATTTTCAAATTTGGCGGTTGCTTTTGCTTTACCATCACCATAGTATAATACAGAATCAACATTTGCTTTTACTGCATTATCGGATGATGAAATTTGTATTTGATTATTAAGAGTACCTTTATAATTAAAGATACGCAAAAGACCATTTGAAGGAGTAAACTTTTCAACATATGCCGTAAATGTAGCATTACTACTTGAATTGCCTTGATAGATTATTGTATTTGAAACGAATAATTGTCCTGAAGTAACATTAGATACAGTTAGGTCAGCATTTCGTAATGATATAGTTGGAGCGCTAACATAGTCATAACCATAACTAGAAATTCTAAGAGTTGATATGGATCCAATTTTTGTTGTGTACAAACTAACATCAACACCTTCACCTAAAATTTCTGTAACAGAAAGGACTGCGTTTGAACCATTTGCTGTATTGACAGTAATTGTTGGTAAATTTGTTTGTGTGTAACCTTCACCGCCTTTGATCAAAGATCCATTATCATTAAATGTCACAGTTTTGATGCCATTATTTCCAGCGTGAACTTGTGTAATTGAAGCATTTGCACCATAGCCAGTAGAACCTGTAAACACCAAGTATTCACCAACATTATAATTTGCACCACCATTAGTAATTTTAATTCTACCTAAAGCACCAACTTTATTAATTGGCCTTCTAAACATTTTATACACATCTACAGCACCAACATCATTTTCAAAATTATCACCTTCTAGTGTGATTGTATTTGTTGTTACTGATTGTATATTTCTAATTTCTTCAAATTTATTAGGTGAATTTAAACGTATTGTATCACCAGCTTCAAAAGAATTTGTTAAATCTTGTGAAGCATCATATATAATTTTTGTTCCTTTTAACAGGGATGTGGATGAAATAATCAAAGAATCATCAATCTCTTCCAAATAATAACTGTAAAAATTAGCTACAGGTAAAGATTTGTAACCACCACCAGATCCGTCTGTTGTTACATATGAGATTGGAAATAAATTTAATGTTTGTGTTGTAGTAATAAAACTAATTTGGCAATTTTCAATATTTGCGGTATTTGCTGCACCATCTAATGTTAAACTATAGATTGTTTGAAT